GTCATCATTAGTAAAAAACAAAGGACTAAAGGATTTTTGTTTGAAGCATTCATATCCACCTTCAATAAAGTACATGACGGTGTCTAATACAGCACCAACTAAATCAATAGCTGTATTATGCTTCGATACGGTGCCAAGTCGGAAAAGATCTACGCCCTGAACTGACCATTTAAGGTTAGTTACGGAACATAAGCCAACTGAGGCTGCTACTGAGATTAGAGCAGAAATCTTTCCAAACATAGGTGCATTGCGAATAGTATCCCAATTTTCCCGCAAATCAGGAATCTTGCTTAACCATTCAACACCATTTGACATATTTTCCCCAAAAATTGCTGCTTGTGGTTCGAAAATATTATATCCGAATAAGTCCTTACACCACTTGATAGTGTCTTCTTGAGCTAAAATTTGCTCGCAAAGGCTACCAGTTGTTAAAGCTCGTAATGATAAAACTATTTGAGCTGCAACTTGTGCAGGAGTTTTCAAAGCAGGTAAAGTAACAGCTAAAGCACCAATAACCTCTAAAACTTCCATAAGTTTTGAAGCATGGGCTTCAGCTTTCATCGACAAAAGTTGAGCCTTGGCTAAATCAATAACACTAGATGGATACAACTTTTCAACTAGGGATTGGTGAACGAAATCAACATTAGGGGGTTGGAGTGGCCTCACACTGGAGGTCCCCTTGGGTACATTGTTTTGATTACCGTTCTTCCTCAGGTTCTTCAATTTCTCTCTTCTACGAGCACGCTTATTTTTGGTAAATTTGCGTTTGTTTATTTGTTTAGAATCGAAAATTTCCGATTGAGGAATATAAGGACTATTGCCAAGGGCAAGGGAATCCTTAACCCAATGAAAGTGTTTTGGGACACAATCAACTAAGGTAATAGTAGAGTAGAATTTCTCCATAGAGCTAACGTAAACCTCTCTATTATTATTTACGATACTTTGTTTACACGCGACAGAAGTTCCTTGGCTTGACATTTTCATTATTTTGAAAGCGACAAGCACAGAGGAACCAATTCGCGAGAGGCCCGCAAAATTGGTAATCCAATTGTGCTTCGACACAAAAGCTTTGCTCCACCACTCAATAAAAAGGATGGACTTACTTACGTACTTTAAACATGTATTATTCGCCGCAGGCAGAGGCGCTACACTAAGTACATCGGTTGGTAAGGTTTCAACTTAAACAGTTGTACAACAAGAATTCTCAAGTGAACATGGGGGTCATTACTTCCCACTGCAAGTTTAGACAATACGCCGACTAATGAGTCTTATCTAGGGGGCGGTCCCCATACCATAAAGATAGGTTACCTAAGAACACCACAGGATCATAGCGTGATGATAAACTAGGTTTATTCTATTGTCAGCCGAATAAACGTTGGGGCTCTTCACTCCGTAGAGTGGAAATACAATATTGATACAGGTTCTTCCTCATTCAATAAGGTTCGTTGATTACGAAATTACATCTCACAGACATATATTTAAAACGCTTCTGTGTGTATGAGTTACTAGCGTTCAGTTGGCCAAAAAAGGCCTGAACTAAATTCCGGGGTTCACCGGAAACGAAATGTTAAAGAACAACTACAATTAAGACTAATGCCATATAATCCAATTGCAATCCAAATCGGTTCGTTATTTTAGCCTGGCGCCCAAAAAAGGGCAACCCAATCGTCAGCTACACGACTGGAGATAGAAAACTTGGGTTCGATCATAAACTAAAAATCAGTAGAATTTTCAATACATTAAACAAGTATACAATTGAAAATCACTTTTACTAACAATTCACTGAAACTCAAATAAAAACAAATAACCATAGGGGTGAAACCCCTAATAGACATGGTTGTTTATATAGAGTTTCGAATACCTAATAAAAGTCATTTAATAGACTTGAGTAACAAATTGTTACTACTGATAAAAGTTCATTGATCTCCGCACGGGCAATAC